AGGCTCACCCCCCGCCGGCGCCTCCGTCGTCGTCGAGGGCCTGGTCGTCGTTGGCGGCCTGCGTCAGTGCCTCGCCGAGTGCGCCGAGCATCGAACGGACCTGTCCGGCGTCGTCTCCGCCCTCGGCGGGTGCGAGGCGTAGCGAGGTGCCGACGGCGGTCTGTACGGCGGCGACGATGGCGCGCTGATCGGGGAAGCGGGGGCGTTCGAGGTAGGTCTCGTGCCACTCGCCGTCGCGGCCGGCGAACTCGCCGTGCGTCGTCCCCTCCCAGAGCTGCGCCCGTAGCCGTTCGGCGTCGTCCTGTAGGTCGAGGGCGAGGGCGGCGCGGCGGGCGGCGAGGTCGGCGGTCCGGACGCGGGTCGCGGCCTCGACCTGCTCGGCGCGGTCGAACGACAGGGGCGGGTCGAATGCGGCGGCGATCTTGGACACGGTCGAGGGGGAGCGGCTGATCTCGCGGGCGATGTCGTTGCGGGACTTCCCCGCGGCGTGCAGTTCGCGCACCTGTCGGCGGTCGGCGTCCGTGATGGGGCGTGCCATCGGCGGTCACCTCCTCGCCGGGGACATGCGAACGCCCCGCCGGGTGGGGTCGGCGGGGCGTCGGCGCTCCTGCGGGTGTCGGACGCGGGGCGCGGGGGGTGGTCTCGTTATCTCCGGGCACGCCGGGGACGGCCCCCACATTAGATCACGGATCGATAACGACGCAAGCGTGATCGCCTCGCGCGCACGGGCGGGTCCGCGTCCGGTCGCCCCGCCGTCGGACGGCGGGGGCCGGGTGTCCTACGGCTGTCGGACGGGCAGGCCGGGGATCGGCCCGGAGCGACGGAACAGTCGGCGGCGGCCGGGGGTCGGTGCCGACGGGTGTCCGACGGGGGCGGCCGGGTGTCCGACGGGCGAGGCGGGGGGCGTCCGACGGGCGTCATACCCGCTGGTCACGGCGTCCGACGGGCGGGGCTGGGGCGGCGTCATGGTGGGGTCCTGGTGGAGCTGGTAGGCGAGCAGGGTGGGCGCGGTGCCGACGGGCACGACGCCTTCGGCCCATGCGGTCCGGTACATGTCGGCAACCTGTCGGACGGCGAGGCGGATCGCGTCGGACAGGTTGGCGCCGGTGCGCATGACGACGGCGAGGTCGGCGGCGAGCTGGTCGTCGACGCGGACCGACGGGCGGGTGCCGGCCTTCGGCGGTTCGGGCTGCTGGGTACGCTTGGCGGTAGCCATTGAGTGGGGTCGCTCCTGTTCGGTGGTGAGGGCCCGCCCATCGGTTGTGAGGACTGGGGGCGGGCCCGCTCTGTTGTGCGGGGCCTACTTGGCGTCGCGCTCGGCCGTGTGCACGGCCTCGGCGTCGGAACCCTCGTCGCCCTCCCACATGACGATGCGGGCGCGCTGGTCGTGGGCTCCGGTCTCGACGAGCAGGCGCTCGGCGAGCTGGGCGAGGTCGGCCGGCGTCGCGGCGTCCTCTCCGAACTCGCGGGGGTTCCATACGTCCCGGCCGCTGTCGGCGTCGAGCGTGTCGATACGCCACGTGTACCGGCGCAGCTCGCCCGGGGCGGCGCGGCGCTCCTTCTCCTGCCGGATGAACTGGGTAACCCGGCTCGCTCCGTAGTTGGTCTCTCGCGCGATCTCGTCCGGGCTCCACCCTCCCTCGCGGGCCTTGTGGGCGATGCGGGGCATGGCGTCGGCGAGGGCGACGGACACGCGCCGAACGATCCCGACGTCGGCCGGGTCGAACTCGTCGGCGAGGTCGTCGAGCAGGCGGTCGAGGTCGCCGGTCCCGGCTCGACGCGGGTCGGTGGCGTTGCGGTGGGCGCGGGCGATGCTGCGCAGGTTCGAGCGGTTCAAGGGGTCGACGGGGCCCGGGGTCGACGTGGACAGGGCGCGGCCGGCCCGACGGTCGGCGACGTACTGGTCGACCATGCCGACGACGGCGGCAAGGATGCCGGTCTGGTGGGCGGCGAGGGCTCCGCCCTGGGACGCGTTCGCCGCTCGTACGGCGTCGGACAGGTACGCCCGGAACTCTGCGAGGGTCGGCTCGGCCTTCGCCGCGCGCACCTTCCGGATAAGTTCGCCGGACGTCCACCCCTTCCCCGCGGCCATGTCCTCGACGGCGGCCTGCTGCTCGTCCGGGGTGGTGGGGAACTCTGACGGGTCGGCACGGTGGTACTCGGCGACGGTGGGCTCGGCGGCCTGGTCGTCGTTGGGCGGGGTCTGCTCGTTGCTCATCCGGAGTGCTCCTGTCGGGAGGGACGGGGCCCGCCCCCGGGCGGGGGCGGGCCGGTCTGCGGGGGTGGCTACTCGGGGCGCCACGCCATGACGCACCGGTGGGTGCCGGTCTCGATCTTCCATCCGGCCTTGCGCAGCCTCTCGGCGCCGATTTCCAGCTCGACGGCGAACGGCTTCCCGTCGGGGCCGACGTAGCGGCCGGCCTCGATCCAGTACAGGGCGACGCGGCCGTGTCCGCGGGGCTCGACCAGGAAACCCCACGCGGCCTGAGTGTGGTCGAGGTCGCCGGCCTGGGCTGTGATGTCGGTGTGGTCGGTGACCTCGGCAAGGCGGAGAGCCGCGAGGGCGTCGAGCGCGGCGCGGGTGTCCGGGTCGGTCGAGTGCTTGGGGGCGCTGCCCTTCGTACGGCCGTTGTGCTCGACGATCTTGCCTACGAGGACGCGGCGGGCCGGGGCCTGCTCGATCCGGCACACGCTTCGCTCCGCCCACGCGCGGCGGGTGAGGCGCGCGGTGGCTCCGAGTCGGTTCGACGTGCAGTCGACGACGATCGTGTCGTCGGTCTTCGTGCGCACGGTGCCGGTCCGCATGAACGGGTGTCCGTCGTCCCCGTAGCCGTTGTTCGCCGTCAGGAAGGTGACGACGTCGCCCTCGGCCACGTCGCGGAAGTCGACGGGCTCGGCGACGGGCGCGGCCTGCTCGGCGGTTCGGGCGTCGATCCGGGCCTGTACGGCGGCCGGGACGGGGGCGCCGAACGTGCGGTGCTCGGCGGCGATCCGGTCATCGGTCTCGGCGCGGTACGCGGCGCGGTCAGCATCGGCCTTGACCTTGATGCGGGCGAGGGTGTCGTCGTCGAACGACACGCGGACGACGATCGGCTCGTCGACGGCGGGCGCGGTGGCGCGGTCGTCGAAAAGTGCGCCCTGCTCGACCGTGCGGTCGGCGACGAACAGGATCTCGTCGGCCGGGGTGTCGCCGATCCACTCGCCCCGCCACGTGCCGTCGGTGGCCTCGGCTTCGGTGACCAGGGCGGCGGCGTGGCGCAGTTCGTCGTCGAGCAGGGTCTCGGCCTCGGCGGCGAGGTGAGCGTCGTACAGGGTGACGGCCTCGCCGACGGTGGCGGCGCCGGCCTCGACCTGCTCGGCGTGCTCGACGGCGTCGGCGGTGTGGGCGGTGTCGGCGAACGCGGCGGCGGCCTGCTCCTCGGCGCGGTCGAGGCGGGCGGCGGCGCGCTGCTGCTCCTGCTGCTGGGCGAGTTGGTCGGCGGTGAGTTCGGAGACGGACAGGCGGCGGCGGGAGAATCCGCGGTGCCGGCGGATGACGGCGCGGACCTCGGGCAGGGTCTCGGCGCGCACGGTCATGTCCTGCCACGTCTCGCCGTAGACGTGGGCGACCTCCTCGCCGCTGGCGGGGTCGGTGATGGTCCACCAGTCCGACGGCTCGTCGCGGACGGGGGCGGGCGCCTGGGCGTGGGCGTTGATGCGGGCGGCGTAGGCCGCGAACAGCTTCGCCTCGGCCGGGTGGTCGATGGCGATGGACAGGCCGTTGTTCGCGCGCCTCATTTCGGCCCGGAGCTGGGTGACGCCAGCGGCGTTCTCCAGGGCTTCGACGCGGCGGTTGTGGATGTCGCGGGCGGGCTTCCCGGCGCGGGTGATGCAGGGGGCGCCGACGCCGACGCGGCACGCCGGGCACGCGACGGTCTCAGCGAGGTTCCCGCGGTGCGGGGGCTCGACGACCTGGGGCGCAGGCTCGGGGGCGTGCCCGGCGCGCTCGATCCACAGGCGGGCGGCGCGCACCTCGGCGGTGGTGTGCAGGGTGCGGTTTTCGAGGATGGCCTCGGCGTACGCGCTGATCACGTGCAGTACGCGGGTGCTGGTCGGCTCGATGACGAGGGTCCGGCCCCGGCCGCGGCGGGCGGCGTCGAGGGTGGCGGCCGTCGCGGTGTCGGCGATGGTCTGGCGGGTGAGGTGGTCGGCGAGGGCGCCGGGGATGACGATAGCCACAGTGTCGCTCCTGTGTCGGTTGGTGGGTGCCGGGTGAGGGCCGGCGGTCCGTCCGGGGTGAGGACCCGTCAGGAGTGCCCACGATGCCGCACAGCAATCGTTACCGCAACGGTTACCGCAATGATTGCGGTAACCGTTACCTAGCCGTGACCCCGGACATGTCGACACCCCCGCGGCCCGTGCTCCCCCGGGGGTGTGCGCCTGCCGTTCCTACGCGGCCGGGGCGGTGCGCCCCTCCTCCAGCGCGGCGAGCAGGCCGACCAGGGCGGGCCCTCGCCACGCCCGGTGCCCCCGCTCGACCTCGACGGGGGCCGGGCACGTCGGCCCGGTCGAGCACGTCGCGACGGCCTGTCGGGGGTCGCCTCCGCCGTTGTGCACGGTGATCCGGCCGGCTCGGCAGAACGGGCACACGTCGTCGAGGACGATCGTCCGGGTCTGGCGCCCGAGTGCGGCCTCGACGCGGCGGCGCGCGGTGCGGGCGACGTCGGCGATCTGGTCGACCAGGGGCGCCGGGGTGCGGGCGAACAGGGCGCGGTCGGCCGGGTCGTCGTCGAGGGCGCGGCCCTCCAGCCACACGCACGCCCAGTGCAGGCCGTAGACGCGCGACCCGGTCGAGGTGATCGTCGCGGGGCCGGCGTCGCGGTGCGTGGGCAGGCGCCACAAGCGGGGGTCGTCCGGGGCGCCGATCGACCATGTGCCGCGCGGGTCGCGGGTGGGGAGCTGCACGCGCTCGGCGACGGCGTCGCACATGTCGAACACGTCGGTCTCGACGGCGAGGGCGGCGTCGAGGGCCCGCAGATCGGCGGGGGCGGGGTGCTCGCGCAGGATGAGCGGGACACGGCCGACGGCGGTTTCGGCGGTCGCGTCGAGGTCGAGGTCGTCGGCGGCGAGCTGGTCGAGGAATCCGCGGCGCTCGTACGGCATCCATTCGGCGCGGCGCGGTGGCTCGCCGATGGCGGCGAGCAGGTCGCCCCACTGCTCGCGCACGGCGGCGAGGTCGTCGGCGGCCTGGGCACGCACGTCGGCGGTGGGGCTGCTCATCGGTCCTCGCACGGGTCGTCGTCGTCGACGTCGACGGGCACGGGCACGACGACGCCCGGCCGGGTGACCTTCGGCGCCTTCGGGACGCTGGGCGCCTTCGGGGCGACGCGGGGCGCGGGGGCCGGCCGCGGGGCGACGGCGGCGCACGCGGGCCCGGTGTCGCACGCGACGACGGCGGCGGCGCCGATCACGACCAGGGCGACGGCGGCGGCGGTGGTGCGGGCGGTGCTCATGCGGTGCGGTTCTCCTTGGGCGGGTGGGCGAGGGCGTAGAGGATGCGCTCGGCGAGGTCGTGCCGGCCGTTGGCGTACGCGAGGTCGAGGCCGATACCGAGACGTGGCCGGGGCTCGGTGGGGAGCGCGGCTCGGACGGCTCGGCGGGCTCGGCGGGCGGCGAGCCATGCGGCCCGGTACCGGCGGGCGCGGTGTCGCTCGGCCCTGATCTGCCGGGTCGCGTCGGCGACGTTCCGGCGCTCGGTGGCGAGGGCGATGTCGTGGTCGCGCTGCTGCTCGGCGAGCACAGCCGTGGTCGAGTTCGCAGCGGCGAGGAACGGGGCGCGCGCGTCGGCGTCGGCTCGCCAACGGTCGGCGAGGCCGGCGGCCTTGCGGTGCTCGGCGGGGTCGGCGTCGATGGCGGCCCATACGGCGGGGGCCGGGACGGCGTCGCGGTGGTCGACCAGGGCGACGACGCGGGAGACGGCGGCGTGCTGCTCGCCTGCGACCCGTCGCGCTTCCTGGGCGCGCTCCTCGGCGGCGGCGAGGCGCTGCTCGGCGGCCTGGGCGCGCTCCTCGGCGGCGGCGAGGGCGGCCTCGGCGGTGCGCTGCTCCTTCGTGCGGGCGCGCTTGGTGGCGGTGAGGGTGGCGCGCTGCTCGTCGGCGAGGCGCTGCTCGGTGAGCACGTGCTCGCGCAAGAGGGCGGCCTCGGCGTCGGACAGGCGGTCGAGGCGGGCGAGCAGGACGTCGACGACCTTCCGGCGGTCGGCGCGGTCGCGGCGCTTGGGGGTCATGCCTGCTGCTCCTTGGCTTCGGTGCGGGCGACGTCGGCGATCGTGTGCAGGCGCGCGATGAACTGGTCGAGGTGGTCGAGGGGGATCGATGCGCCGGCGGGCGAGGTGCGGAAGTAGATGCCGGGGCCGGTGCCGGGGCCCTCGCCGGGGATGAGCGAGGCGGCGGCGAGGACTTGGTCGCCGTCGGGGTCGGTGTGCCGGTAGCAGGGCGTCCCGTAGTCGTCGGTCCGGTACTGCTCGGGCTCGGTGGTCGGGGTGCTCAACTGGTGGCGCTCCTGGGCGAGTTGCTTGCGGGCGAGGATGCGGCGGCGGTGCCATCGGTTGGAGAACGGCACGCCCATGAACAGGAGAGAGGGGGACAGGAGTAGGCCGGCGCGGTGGGCGAGGTACCGCAACAGGGGGCCGCGGTACCTGCTCACGGGTCGGGCTTCGTGTCGCCGTGGTGGGCCCGCCCCGGCTCGCCGCGCAGCGTCCACGCGATCAGGTGGACCCCGGCGGCGAGCAGGGCGGCGGCGACGGCGAGGGTCGCGGCGAGGGCGAGGGTCACGGGGTGGGCTGCTCGGCGAGGGCCTGGTCGCGGTCGAGGCCGGCGGCGTACGCGGCGACGATCTTCCGGGCGCTGTCGTGGCCGGTGAGCAGGCCGCGGGACGAACGGGTGACTCCCCAACGGGTGCGGGTGGCGCGGTAGTCGGCTTCGATCAGGGCCTCGATCTGTCGGGCGTGGGCGGCGAGCAGGATGCGGGCGGCGGCGAGGGCCTGGTCGGGGGTGCGGGACAGGGAGGTGTCGAGCAGGACGTCGCGGAGGGTGGCGAGGGCCTGGTCGGCGTCGCCGTCGTTGAAGTCGAGGGCGTAGCGGACGGTGTCGGCGTCGAGGTCGCCCTCGGGGGCCGGGGCCGGGCCGGGCGGCGGGGTGGCGGTCTCGGTGGCGAGGTGGGCGTCGAGGCCGGCGAGCAGGTCGTCGAGGGCGCGGTCGAGGTCGCCCTCGACGGGGTGCTGCTCCTGGGCGTCGTGCACGGGGCAGGGGCGGCCGGTGGCGCGGGCGGTCTCGCAGCGGCCGGCGGGGCTGTCGAGGTGGTCGGCGAGGCGGCGCAGCATGTCGGCGGCGGCCGGGCGGGGGAGGCTGCTCGCGACTTCGGCCGGGCCCGCGTTGGGCACGGCGACGATCAGGCGGTGCGTGGCGAGCGAGGCGACGGCGACGCGGCCGGGGGTGCGGGTCATGGTGGGGTCGCTCCTGTCTGGGGTGGGCGGTACGCGTGCGCGCCCGCGCGTGAGGGGGTGCGCGTCCGGTCGCGCGGAGCCCTAGAAGGGGGGTTCGTCGGCGTAGCCGCGCTGGGGCTGCTGCTGGGCCCACGGGTCGCCCTGGGGGCCTCCGTAGGGCTGCTGGGGGGCCTGCTGGCCGTATCCCTGGGCGGTGTTGCTGCTGCCCTTGGTGACGGTGGCGGTCGCGTTCTTGAGCGCGGGGCCGACTTCCTCGGCCTTGACCTCGTAGGACGATCGGCGCTCGCCGTCCTTCTCGAACTGGCGTTGCGCGAGGGAGCCGACGACGATCACGCGGTCGCCGCGGTGGATGGACGCGGCGACGTTCTCGGCCTGCTGGCGCCACACGGAGACGGACAGGAACAGGGTCTCGCCGTCCTTCCACTCGTTGGCGGTGCGGTCGAACGTGCGGGGGGTCGAGGCGATGCGGAAGTTCGCGACGGCGGCGCCGGCGGGGGTGAACCTGAGTTCGGGGTCGGCGACGACGTTTCCGACGACGGTGATCGGGGTTTCTCCGGCCATCAGGCGGCGGTCCTCTCGGGGGTGGTGCGGGTGGGCAGGGCGGTCACGGGGGCGAGCTGGGGCTCGCGGGTGCGGCGGGCGCGGGTGCGGGCGCAGGGCCGGCACTTGCGCATTCCGTGCGGGTGCGACGGGGGGTAGGCCACGTGGACGTTGTCGGGGTTGGTGAGGTCGTGGCCGTGCTTGCACTCGGTGCGGCGGGCGTTGACGGCCGACGGGCCGGTCGAGCGGAGCACGTTGGTGCGGTGGTCGACGGCGTCGAGGTGGTCGGCGGCGACGCAACGGCGGACGGTGCACAGGTGGTCGAGTTCGAGGCCGGCCGGGACGGGGCCGCGGTGCTGCTCGTACGACCAGCGGTGTGCGGGGGCGACTCGGCCGTCGACCCAGAAACGGCCGTACCCGTCGCGGTCGAGGCTGGTCTCGGGCCAGAGCAGGCACGGGGTGTCGGGGGTGTCGGGGCCGGTGGGGATGGTCCCGGGGGTCGTCTTGGCGGCGAAGCGCTCGGCCGGGGTGGTGCGGGCCAACTTGACATACCTCCGGGGGGACGTGCGGCGGGAACGGGACGTGTGCCGGTCGTAATTAACAACCGAGATAGAAAGTTAGCAGGCAGGGGGGCGCGGTGTCTCCGGGGATGCGCCCCCCTGTCGTGCAGGTCAGGAACGGGTTCCGGGGATCGTCACGGCGTGCGCGGGACGTACGGCCCACCCGGAACGTGCAAGCTCGGCAGCAACTCGGCGGGCGGCGTCGGCCGGGCCGTCGACGACGTCGCGGGCGGCGTCCTCCAGCGCGGCGCGAATCACGGCGACCGCGGCGGCGGGGGCGGTCATCGCTGCGCCCCCGTGATGTGCCGGGCGCGCTGGCGGTTCTCGGGCCGGACGATCGCGGGCGGCTGCATGAGGGCTCGGGCGTCGCGGGCGGCCTCGACGGCGATCCGCCGGCGGCGGGCGGTGAGCGCGGCGGCGGCCTCCTCGGCGGCACGCTGGGCCTGCTCGCGGGCGCCGGCGGCGGCCTCCCATCCGGCGAGCCACGAACGGTGACGGTCGTCGGCGTCGGGCCGGTAGAACGGCGGGGTCGGCGGGTGCCCGGCGGCGGCGAGCTGCTGCTCGGCGGCGGCCTCGGCGAGCAGGGCGGCCCCGTCGATCTCCTCGACGGTGGTCCAACGGTCCCATCCGGCGTGCTCCTGGAAGATCACATACGCGCCCTTGCCGACCAGCTCGCGCACGACGCGGCGGGCGTGCCGGCGGTCGGGCGTGCGGATGACGACGGGGAGGTCGGGGCGGTGGTCCCAACTGCCTTCGATACGCCATGCGTTGGTGTTCCGGGTCCGGTCCCCGGTGCTCGCCTTGCGGCGGTGGTTGCGGGCCCGCTTCGGGGTGGCGTGGCTCATGCGGCGGTCTCCTGCTCCTGGCGGCGGGCGTGGTGGGCCTGGGCGTCCTCGACGCGGGACGGGTGCGGGGCCTTCATCGGCCGGTAGCCGATGGCGTCGCTGCTCGGGCTGACGCGGGGGGCGCGGCACGGGCGGCCGGCGGGCGCCTTGCACCAGGGGCACGCGACGTCGAGCGGGTCGGGCCGGTTCGCGGCGGCGAGGCGTTCGCGTTCGGCGCGCTGCGGGCGGAAGGTCTCCAGCTCGGCCGCGACGGTGCGGGGCACGTACGAGCCGAGTTCGGCGAGGCGGCGGGCCGCGGCGGCGTCGCGGACGGCCCGGATCGGGCTCGGGCGGCCCTCGATGGCCTGCTGAGGGGCCGGGGGAAGGGCTCCGACGGCGACGGCGTGCCGGGTGTGGCGGAGCGCGGCGCGGTAGGCCGCTTCGTTGTCCGGGTCGACGGGCGGGGCCGGGTCGTGGTGCCGGCCGACGACGTCGGCGCGGTAGGTCTCCCACGGGGCGCCGATGTCGGACGGCTTGATCGGGTAGGGCGAGGTGCCGATGTGCCGGGCGGCCACCTGCGAGGCGTCCCACGACCGTTCGGGGCCGGCGGGGTGCTGGGCGGTCGCCGGGACGTGGGCGAGCAGGGTCGCCCACTGCTCCAGCCGTTCGCCGGCGGTGGCGCGGTCGGTGGGGGCGCGGCCGGGGTCGAGGCGGTCGACGTAGGCGAGCAGGGCGGCGATTTCGCGGCGGTCCATGGGGGGTCAGTTCTCCTCGGCGAGCAGGTCGGCGTACCAGCCGGCGGCTTGGGCGGCGCGGCCGGGACGGTCCGCGGCGGCGGACGGGAAGGGGACGACGTTCGAGCGGGCGGGCCCGGCCGGGGCGGTGGCGGGCACGGTGCCGGGCTCTGGGGCGGGCGGTAGGGCCTGCCACGTCCGCAGGAAGTAGCGAGCGTGGGCGACGCCCTTGCCCCGGGCGCGGGCGGCGGCCTGTACGGCGGCCTGGGCGAGCATGTCGGCGCCGCTGCGCTTCATGAGGGCGTCGACGACGATCCACTCGCCGGGGGCGAGGGTCCACGCGACCAGGACGCCGGCGGCGGTGATCTGGTCAACCAGGGGGCGGGCCTTCGCCGGGATCGTGGCGACCTCGGCGCGGTACTCCTCCCTCCCTCCTTCATTCACTCCGTCTATGGGTGAGTGATGGGGGCCGGATTCCGGCCCCATAGGGGGCCCAATCTCGGCCCCAAAGAGGATGTCGGGGCCCTGTGCGGGGGGACCGGACTTCGGTCCGGTAGGGGGGCCGGAATTCGGCCCGGTAGCCGGTAGGGGGCCGGAATTCGGCCCGGGGGCCTGCGGGGTTACGGGGCCGGATTTCGGCCCGGTACCGCGGTACTGGCGGACGTAGCCGACGGCCCCGGGGATCTTGTAGCGGGTCGCGCGGGAGCCCTTGGCGGGCTCGTCCTCGACCAGCTCGTCGGATGCGAGGGCGGCGTCGACGGCGGCGCGGGCGGTCGACCTGCTGACGTTGAGCCGTTGCATGATCTCGGCCGTGCCCATGCTGGCGAGGGCGTCAGGTCCGGTGATCGCGTCGGCGATGGCGAGCATGACCAACCGGGCGTTGCCCCGGGTCCGGGAGTGCTGCCACACCCAATCTTGTGCGTCGAGGGTCATCGGCCGACCTCGGCGGCGAGCTGGGCGGCCCACTGGTCGAGCAGGCCGGTACGGGCGGCGGCCAGACCAACGCAGCGCGGGCACCATGCGAGGCCGGCGGGCGGCGTCTGCGGGGCGGGGTCGAGCACGATGGCCGGGGAGTGGGTGACGTCCCATCCGGTCGTCCCGCACTCGCCCTGACGGCCGGGCATCGGCCCGTCCTCGCGCATGATGTGCAGGCGGCGCACCTGGGCGGCACGACGGCCGGTGCGGGCGCTGTAGCCGCGGTAAAAGGCCCTCATCGGGGGTTGCTCCTGTTGCTGGGGGCGCCCGGGGCGAGGGTGGGGTGTCACCTCGCCCCGGGGCCGGTCACGGGGTCGTGCGGCGGTGGGTGCGTGCGGGCTGGTGCTCGTCGCACTTCCACCCGCACGGGTACGGACGGGCCGGGCGGGCGCCGCACGTCGGGTTGCCGTGCTCGCACGCCTTGGGCGGCGTACGTGTGCCGGCCGGGACGTTGACGGCGAGCTGACCGGGCACGATCTCGGGCGGCGGCTCGTCGAGGCGCCGGCGCATGGCGGCGAGCCTCGCCGTGGTCGCCCGGGTCACTTCTCGGTCCCGGTGGTGAGCGCGGCGAACTGGCGGGCGCGACCGCCGGTCCGCCACGCCTCCGCGGTCATGGCCTTGCCGTCCTTGCGCCACGTGAGGGAGTGCGTACGGGCGCTGACGGGCTTGATCAGGACGCCGGGGACCTCGACCAGCTCGCCCGTGTCCGGGTCGGCCCACATCGCCGGCCGGGTGCTCTTGCCCGGCTCGATGGACAGGTCGAGGGCGGCCATTTCGCCGACCAGCTCGGCGGCTCGCCACGCCTTGACGGTGCGCACGACGCGGGTCTCGGTGAACTCCTGGCGCTGCTCGGGCCACCGTGCGGCGACCCATCGGGCGAACGTGTCCTCGTCGACGACGACGGGGCCCACGCTGCCCTTACGGAGCGACACCGTGGCGACGGCCCGGCCGTCGGGCAACTCGGCGGCGACGCGCTCGACTCCGTCGCGGCGGGCGGCGTCGTCAAGGGCGGCCTGTAGGCGGGCCCGGACGTCCTTCTTCGCGGCGGCGACGCGGGCGGCGAGGACGTCGAGGGCGGCGGCCTCCATGGCGAGGTCCCGCAGCGATGCGACGGGCTGCTCGACGTCCTGGTCGACGTCGTGCTCGGGGACGGTGGTTGCGGTGCTCATGCGGCGGGCTCCTCGGCGGCGTCGATCAGGTCGTCGCGCATCTCGCGCAACTGGGCGAGGGCGGCCTCGGCGAGGGCACACCCGAACCGGGACGCGAACAGGGCGTCGACCTCGGCGCGGTCGGTGATTCCGGCGCCCCGGGCGGCGTCGATCACCTCGCCGACGGCCATCGCGTGCTCGTCGTCCTGCTGCGGCGGCGAGCTGGGCGTCGAGGCCGGCGTCGCCGCGGCCTTCCTGCGCGGCTTGGCGCCCGGCTTGGTGGCGCCGATGTCGGCGAGCTGGGCGAGGACGGCCGGGGCGACACCCTCGGCCTTCGCCGCGTCGTACAGCACGCGGACGTCGGCGGCCGTCTTGGCGGCCTTGGCCTTGGTGACGTACCCGGACACCGTCGGGGCCTGCTCGGCGGCGGGCGGCTCCTGCTGCGGGGCGGGGCGGCGAGTCTGCCGGGCGGCGCGGTCGTTGCGGCGCGGCTGCTGCTCGACGGCCGGGGCCTGCTCGGCGGCCGGCGCCGCGGGCTGCTCGACGGTCGGCTGCTCGGGCGTCGGTTCGGGCTTCACCGGCTCGTCCTCGGCGGCGGCCTTCTCCGGGTCCTTCGGCGCGGTGTGCACGGCCGACCACTGCACGACGGGGCGGCGGCTCCCGTCGTTGTAGAGGGACAGGCCGAACCCGTCGCCGAGATTCACGGCGCAGCGCTTGAGAGCCTGCGACAGGGCCGTCTTCATCGCCATGTCGTGGGCGTCACCGATCGCCTTCTGATTCGGCGCGTCGCCCGACGCTCCGTCCTCCCACGACGACAGGGTGCGGCCGTCCGGGGTGCGCACGGTGAGGCGCACCTGTGCGCGGTAGACGACGGTCCAGCGGCCGGGGCTGACCTCGATCTGTGCGACGCACGCGAGTTCCAGCGTCTCGACGCTCCACCCTCCGAACCCGAACGTACGGGTCAGCCACCGGCGAACGTCCCACGCCTCGACGTGCGACTGCCCGCGGTGGTTCTGGACGCGCGAGGGGTTGATCGGGGCGAGCAGGGTCGCAACCTGCTCGGGTGCGAGGTCGCGCGGGCCGGCGGTCTGTTCGGCGGCCGGGGGGACGGCGACGGCGACGGGGGCGGTAAGGGGAGTGGGCAGGGTCGTGACGGTCATGCGGCGGGGGTCTCCTCGGTGAGCGGGCCGAACCGGGCGGCGACGGCGGGAAGCGTCCACGGGTACGACGGGCCGGTGCCGGCCTCGTGGGGGTCTCGGGGGGCGGGGCACGCGACGATCGGCTCGCCCCGCGGGGTGGTCTGGCCCGGGAAGATCCACCGTTCGCCCTCGCGGTCGACGTAGGCCGTACCGGCGGCGCGGTGCGCGAGGGCGACCAGTTGCCCGGCGAGCAGGTACGCGGCGCGCGGGGTGAGGCGCACGGGCCGGGTCACCTCGCCGTCGAGGTGACCCTCGACGGCCTCGCGGGTCTCGTCGGCCTCGGCGGCGGCGACCTCGCGGGCGTACGGGGAGTCGTCGCGGTCGAGGTGGTCGCGGTGGGCGACGGCGGCGGCGTGCTCGGCGAGCAGGGCGCCGATCGTCTCGGGGTCGTCCGCGTACGCGACGGCGAGGGCGTCGAGCAGGGGCGCGGTGATCCGGTCGAGGGGGACCTCGACGGCGCGGCCGTCGCGGGTGAGCTGGGGGGCGATCACGCGGTCACCGCCGGCGCGGTGTCGATGCCCGACTCGGCCGGGGCGGCGAGGGAGTCGACGGCGAGTTCGCCGGTCGCCGCGATGTACGTACGGGGCCGCGACCAGTCGGCGGTCGGGAACGCCCGGCGGAGCAGGTCACGGGCGGCGCGGCAGGCGGCGGCGTTGGTGGCGAGGGGCCGGCCGGTCGAGTCGACCAGCTCGACCCACGTGCGGCGGCGGTCGTCGACCAGGACGGGCACGGTGCGGACACGGACGGTGCCGGGCTCGATCTCGTGGAGCTGGCGGGCCACGACGGCGACGAACTGGTCGCGAGTGCGGGCGCGGCGGGCGCCGTTGATCGCCTGCGCGGCGCGCGGGGCGGGGTGGGTACCCTGGTCCTGCATGTTGATCTCCTTCGGGGGATGAGGGGCCGTCCGGGTCGCATCCGGGCGGCCCTCTTGCGTTGTCAGGCGGCGGCGCGGTGGGGGGTCTGCTGCTGCGCCTGGGTGGCCTGCTGCCGTTCGAGGCGGCGGCAGATCAGTTCGTGCTCGGGGGAGAGGCGGCCGGCGGCGCGGTCGCGGGCGATGCGGAGCCGGGCGCGGTCGAGGACGGCGCGGGCGTTCGCGATGGCCTGGTCGTACGGGACGACGTCCGGGGCGGCGGTGCTCATGCGGCGGCCTCGGTCTGGGCGCGGGTGTAGAGGCTCGCGGCGGAGATGCCGACGGCCTCGGCGACGCGGGCGGCGAGGTCGCCGCGGGGGGCGCCCCGGCCCTTCCATATCCGCCACGCGGTGGCCTCGGAGAGGCCGGCCTCGCGGGCGAGCTGGGCGGGGGTGGTGATGCCGCGCATCCGGGCGGCGGTGTGCAGAAGGGCACGGTCGTACACGGGGGAGTCCTTCCGGTGGAACTAACTACCGAGGTTGAAAGTTAGCAGTTAACTTTCAAGTTCGGTAGTTAGGGGTCCGGTGGTCTGCCGGAAAAGTCCCATCGACGCCTGTCGGTGGGGGGTACTAGAATCGGACAAGCGTACGAACGAAGGGGCTCGTTCGTGTTGTGCCATGGGACAAGGGGGGCATTTGTGGGACGAAACCGGATCTTTGGTCGTCGTGCTGCCCTTGCGCTAGATCGCGCGCTATCTTTCAACCGTGAAAAACAACAAGAGCCGTACAACCAATGCTGGCACTCATGCGTCTGGGGCTACCGCCGAGTTCGGCAGTTGGCTCGCCGCCAAGCTCGAAAGCCTTGGTTACGACCTCTCCCGCCCCCGCAGCGGCGGACGCAGCGCCTTTGCCGAGGACTCCGGAATCAGCCTGACCACGGTCATGCGCCTACTCAACAGCGAGATTCCGACGGACATCCGCATCCTGCGCACCCTCGCCGAAGCCATCCGGGAGCCCTACGCCGAAGTCTTGGTGCGCGCCGGCGTCCTCACCGCAGAAGAACTAGCGGCGGTCCGACGACCTACCGCGCCACCCGGCGAACGCATTACACCCGACCAGGCCGCCGACGAACTCGGCATTACCGACCCCACCGAGCGCCGGCTGTTCCTCAACATGACGGACACGCTGCGCCGCACCGCACCGCCCGGCGAGCAGAGGCTCGCCGACTGAACCACCAATGGAGGACTCCGACCCCATGAACACCCGACACCTTGCTATCTCGTCGGTTGCTGTGATCGTCCTGGGCGCCCTGCTCGCCCTGGGTGGAGTCTTCGCCCCCAACTTCCATGCCTACAGGCTCGGCATCCTGCTCGCCCTGCTCGCTCTTGCTCCACTTGGCTATGCCCTTCTGCACCACGCCACACGAGCCACCGAGGAACAGCTCGACCACGCGTACCGCGCCGGATACCACCGCGCGCTTACCCACGTGTCACAAGGACTTCTCGACGCCCCGGCGGCACCGCCGGACGGCGGCGAGGAAGTCGGGCAGTACGACGCGCAGGGCAACGCCCTATGCGACGACGACCTGCTCGACAATGTGCGGCCACTCCGGCCGTATGAAAACACCAACCCACGGAAAGCGGTATGAAACTAGACATACCAAGCACCTTCCACGGCTCGCGCACATTCGGCGAGCCGTGGCTCGGCTACATCCGCGTCTCAACCTGGCGCGAGGAAAAGATCAGCCCCGAGCTACAGCAATCCGCGATCGAGTCCTGGGCCGCCCGCACCGGACGCCGGATCGTCGACTGGATCGTCGACCTCGACGCGACGGGCCGCAACTTCAAGCGGAAGATCATGGGCGGCATTCAACGCGTCGAAGGTCGCGAGGCCGTCGGCATCGCCGTATGGAAGTTCAGCCGATTCGGCCGAAACGACCTGGGCATCGCGATCAACCTCGCCCGCCTCGAACAGGCCGGCGGAGACCTCGCGTCCGCCACGGAAGAAGTTGACGCCCGGACGGCCGTCGGACGCTTCAACCGCGCCATCCTGTTTGACCTCGCCGTGTTCGAATCGGATCGGGCCGGCGAGCAGTGGAAGGAGACACACGCCCACCGTCGAGCCCTGAAACTTCCCGCCACGGGGCGCCAGCGATTCGGCTACGTGTGGTACCCGCGACGCGTACCCGACCTCACCGCGCCGGGCGGGTTCCGCCTGCAAGAGGAGCGCTACGAACGGCACCCAGAATTCGCCCCCGTGGCGGCCGAACTCTACGAGCGAAAGCTCGCCGGACAGGGGTTCTCCCAGCTCGCCTACTGGCTGAACGACGAACTACTCATCCCCACCACACGGGGCAACCGGTGGGGCACCAACACCGTTCAGCGCTACCTCGATTCCGGATTCGCCGCCGGCCTGCTACGTGTCCACGACCCGGAGTGCCGGTGCAAGCTGGGACAGGACCACTTCTCTGCGTGCAAAGAGAATCGGTGGCTGTGGCTTCCCGGAGCGCAACCGGCGCTGATCCTCCCCGAGCAGTGGAAGGAGTACGGGGCACACCGAGAGCAAACACGCCGAACGCCCCCGCGCGCACGCCGGGCCTCGTACCCGACCAGCGGCATCATGCGGCATGGGCACTGCCGCGGAACCGCCGTCGCCCGGTCCGGCCGCGACGGGAAAGGCGGGTTCGTTCCGGGCCACGTGTTCGTGTGCTTCAACCGCCGCAACAAGGGGAAGTCGGCCTGTGAGCCGGGCCTCTATGTACGCCGCGACGAAGTCGAGGCCGAGGTGTTGAAGTGGCTCGCCGACACGGTCGCCGACGACATCGACAACGCGCCGTCCCTACCCGCACAGCACACCGCGCCGAGCACCGCGCCGAACCCGCGCGCACGACTCGTCGAGGAACGCACCCGCACCGAAGCCGAGTTGGCCAAGATCGAGGGCGCCCTCGACCGCCTGGTGACCGACTACGCGATGGACCCGGACAAGTACCCGGCAGACACGTTCGGGCGCGTACGCGACCAGCTACTCAACAAGAAGGGCGACATCGTCAAGCACCTGAAGTCGCTCAGCGAGGTCGAGGTCGAGCCCACCCGCGAAGAGTTCCGCCCCCTCATCGTCGGACTCTTGCAAGAGTGGGACATCCTGCACACCACCGAGAAGAACGCCATGTTGCGCCGGCTGCTCCGCCGCCTGGTGATCAACAGTCGCAAGAGCGACCAGGGCGCACAATGGAGCCTGGTGCGTACCTACGAGTTCCACCCCGTGTGGGAGCCCGACCCCTGGTCTTGACCGCTGGAGCACAAACCATGCAGGCGCGCTTGATTGTTTCTGTGCCTGCTGCCACTCTCTGAAATCCGCACCTCAGTGCAGGGAGAGGGGGAACGATGCTCGCGAGTCCTTTAGAGCCACTGACCCATGACAGTGGATCTAAAGGACGCAACCACCGCAGGTGGCAGTACGAGAACGGCCCCGGTACCGAGCAGGTACCGGGGCCGTTTCGCGTTCGGGGGCCGCGCCGCGCCCGCGGGGGTCGGGTGCGGCGCGGCCGTCAGGGGGCGACCAACTCGATCTTGATCGCGAGGGCGCCGAGCGCTTCCTTTTCGGGCCCGTAGATGTTGCGGATGTTGGCGAGCTGCTGCTCGCGGGTCGACGTCGGGTTGACGTTGGCCGGCCCCTCGCCGTCGAGCAGAGCCTCGAAGTCGGGGTACTCCGTCACCTGCTTCACGAGCACGTCGCAGGTCTCATCGGTGCCCTTGATCCGGAAGCGGATCACGTCGCCCGCGGCGAGGTCGGCGAGGTGGTCGTACTTGACCCGGACCTCGATCGACTTTCGGCCGGCGGCGACCAGCTCGAAGTACCGGCGGTAGAGGTTCAGCTCGCGAAGACGAGCGGCGGCGGTTTCCGTCATGGGGCGGGAACGCTCCTAGCGATCGGTTCGGTCATCATCCGGGCGAGTTCGCCGGCCGAGTACGAGCGGAAGAAGTGCCGAGGGTCGCTGAGCACGACCTCGACCATGTCGAGCAGCCGGTCGACGTACTCGGTGAACGAGCCGGGCCACTCGCGGGTGTCGAGCATCCACGGGGCGGCGCCTACGGGCAAGGCGGCGCGGCCCTCCCGGATGAGCGACTTGGACAGCTTGGCGCCCGTGTCTGTGACGATCTGCGGGCAGAACAGGCGGGCGGGCAACTGCCCCCGGCTGAGGCCCACGGCCTGTAAGGCGCCGTCGACAAGCTGGGAACCGGGCATCCAGTCAGTGCCCTTGACCATGACGTGCATGGTGCCGTGCGAGCCGGTGAGGGCGAGTTCCTTCACGAGGTTTCGGTACAGGGTGGCGAGGTCGAGGTACCCGCCGTCGGTCGGGGTGATGGTCACCTCGTAGGCGCCGTGGTGCAGGCAGACGGCCGTCACGGTCGCGTGCTCCGGACCGTCCGGGTGTACGCGGGTGCGCTCGGCGTACTTTTCGGCCCACCCGCAATCGGGGACAGGGCAGGGGACCCGAACGTGTGCGACGCCGGAGGAGGGGGCGAGGTACCAGCGTGCTGCGTCCATGCGGGGCAGTACGCGCAGCCACGTGCGGCGGAAGTGCTCGGCGGCCTGCTGCTGGGTGTAGGTGTCGACCTCGTACGGCACCTTGAGGCGGTGAGACAGGGCGTCGAACAGCGGTCGGTACATCTGGTCGACCTGCTCGACGATGGCCTGCTCGCCGAGGGCGTGCACGTAGGCACGCTGGTAACGGTGCCCGGAAGCGCCGTCGGTTACGACGGTGTGCGGGGCGTTGTCGAGGGCGGCGAACACGACGTTCGTGGGGACGCCGAACTTCTGGCGGAGACGTGCCGCCGTGGCGAACGTGAGGGTCTGCACCAGGGACGTGCCGATGTGCGGGGCGCCGTTGATCTGTGTACCGACGACCAAGACGATCCGCTCGGGGTGGGTGTCGAGGATGCGGGGCGAGAGAACGTCCTCAGCGTGCGACAGAGCGTTCGCAAGGACGGTGTTCGGCGATACGGGGTAGATCGTCACCGGGATTCCTCTCCGTGGATTGGTGAGGTTGTGCCGCTGAGCGGCGGGTGTGTGGGTGGGGGTGGCTTGTACGCTCGATCGCAGCGGGCCGCCCCGGGGTCTCTCTCACTCCGGGACGGCCCGCGTTCTGTGGTCAGGCCCAGCGGCGGCGCACGGTGGTCGCCCCCATGTACACGCGGCCGGCCGATCCGCTGCGGTGTAGGTACTCCTCGATGCCGTCCAGCCCTGTACCGGGCGGGATCGGGTCGAGGCCGAGGGCAATCGCGGAAGCGTTGCCGAGGGCGAGGTGAGACATCCACCGCCGCGACGCACGGGGCAGGCGCAGAACGGTCGTGGGGTGCCCGTAGTGGAGAGCGGCGGCGCCGTCTCGTAAGAGGATGCGCGCTCCGACGTCGGGCAGGGTCTCGGACATGGGGGCGAGCTGTAGGGCGTCCACCATGCCCAAGAGGTTCGTCTCGATCGTCTCGGTGGTCTCGCCGTTGCGGCGGGGGCCGGCGTGTGCGATGAACAGCCACGCCACGTCGCCGGCGTCCTCCGTCGAGTCGAGCCATGTCGTCGTGAGCAGGGTCGCAACGAATCCGGGCCCGGGTACCGGTCGGATGGTCATCTGTTCCACGGGACCTCCGCCCATACGAACTTTCCGAGCGGCCGGTCGTCGAATCCCCACGCATTCGGGCACAGGGCGTCGAGGATGACCAGGCCGCGCCCACGGTCGCGATCGGAAGACTCGGGCCGGTGGCGCGGTGTGCGGCGTACGGGGTCGTGTACCTCGACGCGGGTTCGGTCACCTTCGGTGTCGAGGTGAAGTTGGATCATGTCCCCGGGTTCGGTGCCGTACCTGTAGGAGTTGGTGACCAGCTCACTCGTCACCAACATGACGTCGTCAACGTGGGTTTCCCGCACGTCCGGCACGTGGTAGCCGATGAACTCGCGTGCGAACTTCCTTGCTTGTGCGGGCGACTCCGGGTCGCTCGGCAGCAGCAGCGTGGGCGGCGGCCCAGGGGGCGGCGAGCAACATGCGGGCGGCAGTGCCCGCGGTAGATCGATCATGCATGTCCCCTCACGGGTAAGTGCCGTTCCTCGCACGGACTTTCGTCACGGCAGTCACGGCACGATCGCATTTCGTGACAGCAGAGTGCCCCCATGGCACGCTCTACCGCAAGCGCTCGCAGGATGTCGTAGAAAATTGCATATGCCGACAGGACGGAGGCGCCGCGTGTTAAGTACGCAGGTGACAGTCGATGACGCTGCACGGCAGACTGTCGGGCAGGACACCGGACGGGAGGGACACGACGTGAGTGCGCCTACAGTGCGCCGCCGGCGCCTCGGTGCGAAGCTGCGCGCGCTGCGAGGCGACCGCACCCTCGACGAGGTAGCGGAAAAGTCCCGGGGCCGGTTCGTCTCTTCGAAGCTGTCGAGGATCGAGACGGCCAGGTCCGCGGCGAAAGCAAAGGACATCGAGGACCTGCTCACCCTGTACGCCGAGCTGGGCGAGGACGTGAGCGACGAACTGCGCGCCGCCCTGGTTACCCTCACCAAGGAAGGCGCGCAGCGCGGGTGGTGGCACTCGTACCGCGGCGTGCTCACGCCCGTGTACGAGGATCTGATCAGTCTTGAGGCTGAGGCCGAATCTGTCTCGTCGTGGCAGATTGGTGTGATCCCCGGCCTGCTCCAGACCGGAGAGTACGCGCGGGAGATCATCCGGGCGACCGCGATGTCTGAGGCGGTCGAGGCACGTGTCGACGCCCTGGTCGAGGTGCGGCTCGCGCGTCAGGCCGTGCTCACCCGCGAGGACCCCCTCACGCTGTGGGCGATCCTCGGTGAGGGCGCCCTACGGTCGACCTCAGAAGTCGACGGCCTGATGCACGACCAGTTGGGCCGGCTCCTCACCATGGGCAAGCGGCCCAACGTCAACGTGCAAGTGCTGCCCTCCACCGCTCCCCTGAACGTCGGACAGTTGGGCAGCTTCGCCATACTCGGGTTCGGCCCTCACACAGACCTCGACGTCGTGCACACAGAAGGGCTGACGTCGGCCCTGTACGTCGAGGAACGCGACAAGGTCGCCGCTCACCGCGATGCCTGGCAACGGCTGAGTGCCGCCGCGCTCTCAGTCGAGGCTTCGGCGGAACTGATCACAGAGATAAGGAAGAACACGACATGACCCACGTTGACGACGCCTCTACCCTCCCAGTGGCGTGGTGGAAGTCCTCGTATAGCGACAGCGGGGCGCAGTGCGTCGAGTGCGGAATCGTCGATGCCGACACGGTCGCCGTCCGGGACAGTAAGGACCCGCACGGGCCCGCTCTGCTCCTCGCCCGCGGGCAGGTGTCCGCGTTCGTCGACGCGGTCGCCGCTGGCAAGTTCGGCGGCATCGCGTAGCGCACGCGGAACCACAAGGGCGGCCCGCCCCCGGGGGATTCGGGGGCGGGCCGCCCGCGTGTGTGCGTGTTCGAGCCTACGGCGAGCAGGCGGCCAGGGAAACAGGACAACGCCCCCCGCAACGGCCGTGTGGCCGTGCGGGGGGCGTTGCTCATGGGCGGGCGGCGAACTGCCACACGCTGAGTACGAGACCGACCAGGGCGACCAGGGCGGCGAGGGACGGCAGCGGCCAGCGTCCGCGTTCGAGGGCGTCGAGGCGGGACTCGTGGTCGGCGATGGCCCGGTCGGTCTGGTCGCCGCGCTGGACGAGCAGGGCGAGGGAGCCGTCGACGCGGGCGAAACCCGTCTCCATCGTGCCGCGCAGCTTTTCAAGCTCGACGGCGACGGCGGCCGGGTCGGATGGGGTGGGGATGGTCACCGGGTGCCGCCGTCCGGGTCGTCGACCAGGCCGAGACCGAAGCGGTCGAGCAGGGCCTCGACGGCGGGGTGCGCCATGATGCGGGCGACGACGCCGGCCGCGGCGGCGGCGGTGGCGGCGGCGCCGACGGCCCACGGGGCGGCGGCGGCGAGGGCGGTCGAGTCGGCGACGATCGCGGCGAGGGCGGGCACGACGGCGACGACGGCGGCGAACGTCTGGATCGCGGTGCGGACGGCGCGGGCGTTCTGCGGGTTCATGGTGGGGGTCCTCTCGGAAGGTGGGGGGCCGCCCGGCGGGGTGCCGGGCGGGTGGGGGTCACGCGAACAGGCGGCGCCACGTCTCCGGGCCCGGGAAACCGTCGGCGTCGGCACCCCTCCAGCCCTGTGCGCGCTGGAACGCCTGCACGTTGAGGCGGTCCGCCTCCGTCCAGCGCGGGCCGGGTCCGGTCCGGTAGTGCTTGCCGTAGCCCTTGGCGACCAGGGCGCGGCCGAGCTGCGTCACGTGCGGGTTGTTCGCGCCGGCGCGGAAGAAGTGGCGGCCCGGGAAGGCGGGCGGCTTCGGCTTGTTGGGGGCGGTGGGCTTGCCCGGCTTGGTGCCGGCCTTGACGGGCATCCCGGCCGTGACCCACTCGTACAGGCGGTCGCCCGGACACTTCGTCGCGATGCCGTCCCGGTGCCCGCGCATCGCGAGCGTCCGGCCGGTGCGGCGGCACGCCTCGTCGTACAGGGCGCGGGCCGTCGCGAGGGCGGCCTCGGTGGGCTCCTGGTCGCCGCCGACGGCGATCTGCACGGACAGGCCGGAGACGTTGTGCCCGGGGCAGTGCGCCCCCTGGCGGTGCCACCCGCGGCCCTCGTAGGCGGTGCCGGCCTGGTCGACGACGAACGAGTAGCCGATACCGGCCCACCCCTGCGCCTGGTGCTGGCGGTCGATGGCCTGCGGCACGGCGGCGCCGGTCCTGGTGACGTGGGTCGCTCCGTCGTAGTGAACGAAGAACTCCGTACGGGAGGCGAGCGGGACGACGGCCGGCCCGGTGCTCTTGGGGTCGCCGTTCCACGGCTTCGCGCCCCATGCGGCGCGGCTGACGATCGATACGGACACGGTGGGGTCTCCAGACATGAGGAAACGCCCGGCGCGGTGCGCGCGGGCGTGCGTGATGAGGGGGCGGTCGCCGTCCGGCGCGGTGCGCGGGGGGACGGGGCCGGGGCGGGGCTAGGACTGCCACCCGTAGAGGTAGCGGGTCATCGCGTACGCCGTGCCGGTGCCGCTTGCGACGCGGGCCTGTAGCTCGAACTCGGCGACCATGCCGTAGGTGTACGAGGGGATGGAGAACGTGGCGACGAGGGGCTGCCCGGCCGTGCCGGTCGCAACCGTGCTGCCGTTCACCAGGAACCGCACCTGCCCCGTCGCGCCGCCGCTCGCTGTGACCTGCGCGTATACGCGGGCCTTGGGCTGCTGGATGATCCCGTTCGAGCGGCCCACCGTCGCGAACGTCGCCGACGTCGTCGACGGCCATTTCGACGTGCTCTCTTCCATGGGGATGGGGAGAGGGATGTACGGGCGGGCGATGCCGCCCTCGCCGCTGACGGACTCACCCGAGAAGATCTCGTTTCCGGCCGCGTCCTTGATCCGTACGGTCTGGGACTGGGCGGGGTCGGCGAGGGGGCCGCGCGAGACGCTGATCGCGACCGAACCGTCGTCGCGCCGGATGACCGTTCCGAACTCCTTGATCTCCGGGAAGATCTCGCCGATGTGAAAGGTCGTGTGCCCGCGCGACGGGTCGAGGACGGACAGGGACCCGCCCTCGCCGACCACGACGGACCCGCTCAAGATCTGGTCCATCGCGGGGCGTATCTGCGCGCGGCCCCGAACTTCCCGCATCTCGGATTCCAGTCGGCGCAGACGGTCGAGGATGTCTTGCGGGATGGCGGCCATCGGGCGTGCTCCTAGGTGGTGAGGGCCGCGGGTGCGGCGGCCGGTTCGAGTAGCAGGTCGGCGGTTTCGGGCCGGCCGCGCTCCGCGGGGGACGTCGACAGGCCGATCAGCCGGTATCGGGCGTCGAGGCCGTCGGGGAACCACGTGTCGCGGATGCGGAGTCGGACGGTCGAGCCGAGCAGGCCCGGGGTGATTCCGGAGCGGTCGAGGCGTACGGTCACGGTCGGTACCTGCGTGGTGGTCCATGCGCGTGTGAGGTCGGCGCGGGCGTGGGCGTCGAGGGTGGCCTGTCGCTCGACGCTGGTGTAGTCGGACGTGCCGTCGAGGCGGGGCCATCCGCCCGGGTCGACGGCCCCGGCGATGCTCACGGGGGCCGACATGAGGGGGTAGCTCGGTTTGGCTTGGTTGCGGTTGATGCTGGCGCCGCGGGAGTGCCAGTGCGTCGCGCGGAGCGTGCCATCGTCGGGGAGCCGGTAGTCGATGACCGACCCGGGGGCGGAGAGCACAAGCTCGGTGCGCGAGCTGTTGATGATGGGGTATCCGAGTTGCAGGCTCTTGACCCTGCGGCCGGACGCCTCGCGGTACGTCCTGACCCGCCATTCGAAACCGCCCTCGACGGCGGCGAGCTGGTCGAGGACGTCGCGCACGACCATGAGGTCGTAGCGGCTGTAATCCCGGTCGCGGAGCACGCCCGACGTCTGGTCCCAGTCGATTTCGACGCCGATGTCGCCGCCCTTTTCCGACTGTGCCCAGTCGATGATCTGGCGGGCGATGTCGAGTTGGTCGACGCCGGTCCCGGTCCATCCCTTGGTGAGCAGCCGGTGAGCTAAGTAGCTGTCGAACGTCGCGGCCTGGACGCTCATGCCGCCGGGCCGGCCGCGGGACGGCGGGGTGATTTCCGTCGTCCACACGATCCCGCCCCACCAGACTTCGCCGTCCCGCTCGACCCATACGGCGGTACGGGCCGGTATCACGGCCTCGCGGGCGCGGCGGGCCATCGTGGCATCGGTGACGGGGACGGTGAACGACGCGGTCCCCGTCTTGCCGATGTACTCCTCGCACCGGATGCCCTGCGCGGGAAGGACGTCGAGAACCTGGTCGTCACGGAGGTTGCACAGAACGACCCGGTACAGGGCGGTCACGCGGGGCCCTGCCAGACAAGAGCGGCCTTGCTGTAGGTGGACGGGATCGCGGTCATTGCGCTGGCGTTCCAGACCTGCATTTCGAAGTAATCGCCGGCGTTCATCACCAGGGGGAAGGCGTTGGAGTCGCCCATCCCGCCGGACGACGAGGGCATGACGCTCATCTGCGTGACCTGGTTTTCATCCCCGTTCACGCGGATGCGGGTGCGTCCGTTGCTGGCGCCGCTGGGCCACGTCTGCGACGTGTACGCCACGTACAGGCCGCGCACGGGGGCGACGACGCGGGTCGGCTGGGCGGAGGACCACATCACGGCGTCCGTCCGGGACGTTACGCCGGTCCACTGAATCGACGTGTACGTGTTCGCGGACAGGTTGTAGTTACTGGACTTGGTGAGCGACACGTAGTGCCGTTCTTCCGTCGGCATCCAACTGGTCCCGTTCCATCGCTCGATGCCTCGCCCGGCGTCCCGGAACTGGCCGGCGTAGGCGCCCGGCGCGGTGGGGGCGCCTACGAGGATTCCGCCGACGGCGACGGTTCCTGTGCGCCGGTCGGTGAGCGCGGTCGCCCAGTCGATTCCACCCGTACCCGCGGACGCGCCGGCGGGTACGCGCACCTGCGCGAGGGGGATCGCGGCGGCCGGGACGGGCGGCACGAGAGGGGATGCGGCGGCGGCGCCTTGGATGACCTCAACTGCTCCCTTGGTCTCGGCGCCACCGTCGACCGCGGCGTCGTAGATCCGAAGCACGATCAGGTCGTATCGGGGGTTGGAGGCGTTGCCGTCACCGAGCGTGAGAGTCAGGGCAGTGTCGAGGCTGACCGGGTAGGCGCCGGCGGCCTCCGTGGACTGGATCACGGCGCGGCCGGGGGCGACGGACGCGGTCATGGTGCCTGTGGTGCCGGTGACGGCGAGGCCAGCAAGGGGGTTGGTCCCGCCGGATGTTCCGGGGATGACGCCGGAAAGGGTGGTGAGGCGGCCGGTCGGGGTGAGGGTGCCGAGCGGGGCGAGGCGGGTGTCGGTGCGGGTCTGTCCGCCCGACGGGTCGCCGCGGTTGGTCAGCCATGCAGGACGCACGGGCATGGGGGTGTCCTTCCGTTACCAGTGGGCGGAACGCCACGTGATGGCGCAATGGGCGTCGGGGGTGTGCGACTCGGCGCGGAACGCGAGCGACGTCGTTCCGGGGGCGAGGGTGAACGCGCCTTCGGGCACGCTGCGGGACGTCGCCGTATACAGACGGCTGGCGGAGTCGTTGAGGGTGACGGTCCCGGCGCGGGTGTCGACGACCAGGCGGTCGGCGGGCGCGAGCGTGATGTCGTACTCGATCATGCGGCCGTCCTCCTGGGAGAGGCGCGGCATGGTGACGGGGCCGGTGAACGTGATGACCGGATGGGTCGGCGCGTCCCCACCGTTGACGGCGCCCACGTTGCCGGTCGCGCCGCCGATGCCCCAGTCGAGGCCGTCGGCCCATTCGAGGCCGGTCTCGCCGGCCCATTCGAGGCCCGGCTCGGCGGCGGGTAGGCCGGTCTCGACGGACTGCTCGTCGACCCCGTAGCGGCGCGGGTCGCTCGCCTCCCATTCAACGGCTGCGCCGAGGATCGTCCCGAGCTGGTAGCCGTTGGCGACGGGGACGATCCGGCGGACGGCGCGGGCGTAGACGACCAGGGGCCCGCGGTCGTCGAGCCAGATCACGAGCGGGGCCTCGACGGCGGTCGGCGCGGTCGCGGCGTTCAGCGCGGCGACCGTGCCGCCGATCTGGTCGCGGGGGGCCCGCACGATCAGGTCGAGGCCGATCGTGCGGGCCTGGGCGAGCAGGGCACCCGGGAAGGCGCCGTGGTCATCCGGGCGCGGCGCGGTCGAGGAATCGAGGGCGGGGAGTTCTTCCCACCCTCGCAGTGACGTCCACCGGTAGGGGGTGCCGGCGCCGAGCAGAAGGTCGCCGAACTGGGCTTGTCCGGGGGCGACCTGGGCGCCGAGTTCCATCTTGCCCACGGCTCACCCCCTCGCCTTCGCGGCCCACTGGAGGGCCTTCGCGTTGTCCTCGGGGGTGCCGTTCTCGGCGGCGTGCCAGTGCTCGACGTGCACGGTTGCGCCCCCGCTCGCCTGGGCGAACGGGGAGGCGCCGGCGGTGGCGCCTGCGGCGGCGAACTGCGGGGCGGGCGGCGGGGTGACGAGCGACCGCATGGCGCGGTCGACGGCGCCCTGTCCGCCCTCGATGCCCTTGACAACGCCGGCGGGAATCCAGCGGCCGACGTCCTTGGCCATGACCTTGGACGGCGAGGCGATGCCCAGCGCTTTGGCGATCGGGCCGGGGATGAGATCCTTCGCCCACCCGGTGAGGGTGTCGCGGAGCCACGACCCCATGCCCTTGATGCCCTCCCACAGGCCGCGCACGACGTCGCGGCCCTTGTCGACGAGCAGGGACCCCAAGTCGCCGATGGCGTCGCCGATGCGGCCGGGCAGTCCGCGGGCCCACTCGATCGCCTCGCCGGCCTTGGAGACGATGGAGTCCTTGAAGTCGCGCATAGCCGACACGGCGCGGTCGCGGAGTCGTCCGGCGAGCGGGGCGAGGGCGGTCGCCGCGCGGCCGGGCAGACCGGTGATCCAGTCGATCGCGGTGTCGATGCCGTCGCCGATCCACTCGCCGATCTTGGTCGCGGCCTCGCCGATCAGGCGGCCGGCGGCTTCTACGGCGCCCTTGGCGAGTTCCCACGCCGCGCCGAAGTCACCGTTCAGCAGGGCGACGATCGCCTCGATGATCGGTACGACGACCTGCTCGATCACGGCGGCGAGGCCGTTCGCGAAGATCCCGGCGAGGTCGCCGATCACACCGATCAGCGGCTCGATGATCGGCATGAGCGCGGACAGTGCGCCGATCAGCAGCTCGCCGACGGCGGGCAGCAGTGGCGCCAGGGCGACAAGGATCTGCCCGAACGCCTCGCCGATCGTCGCCAGGGCCGGGGACAGGGCGACCAGCAGGTCGGCGAAGATCGGCAGGATCGATTCTGCAAGATCCCCCAGAACTGCGGCGAAAGGGGTTACCAGGCCCGGGAGTTGGGCCAGGATCGGCGCGAGCGTCCGCCCCAGGATGTCGGCGAGCAGGGCGACGATGGGCGCCGCCTGGGCGAAGATGTCGCCGACCGCCGTCAGCAGCGGCGCCAGGGGCGGCAGCAGTGAGGCGATCAGCTTCCCGACGACGGGCAGCAGCGGGGCGACCGCGTCGATCAGGACCCCGAAAGCACCCGCCGCGGCGGCCAGTACGGGGCCGAGCGCGTCGACGATCGGCTGTAGACCCTCGCCGAGTGCGCCGATCAGCCGGCCGAGCGGCGGCCCGAGCGACGCGAGCGCGGGCGCGAGCGCGTCGAGCAGGCCGGCGATCAGCGGGCCGAGTGCTTCGGCGAGGGCGGCGAGGACGGGCCCGCCGGTCTGGGCGACGGTCCCGAGGAATCCGCCGAGCGCGGGGAGGACGGTCGACAGGGCGGAACCGATACCGTCCAGCGCGGCGGCGGCGCCGCCGGCCCCGGTCGACAGGCCGTCGAACATCCCGCCCAGTCCGTCGCCGAGCGCGCCGAGCAGGCCGCCCAGAGACTCGACGACAGGCTGCGCCGCTTCGGTGGCGTTGACCAGGCCGGGCAACGCGTTCTTGGCGAGGTCGCCAATGCCCCCGACCAGGGGCTCGACCATCGGCGCGACGTTCTCGAAAAGCTGGCCGAGTCGAGGCGCGATGTCGTCGAAGACCGTGCCGAGCTGGTCGGCTGCGTTGACGAACGGCTCAACCAGCGGTTGGGCGAGTTCCTGCATTCGGCCCTTGACGTGCTCGCCAAGATCGCTGAATGCCGACTTGACCTGCTCGTTCTCGGCGAGAACCTTCGCGCCGAGACCGATGATCGCCAGTGGGACGGCGGCGAGCGCGCCGGCGGTACCGACGGCGCTCGCCGCGAGCAGCTTCGTACTGGTCGCCGCGGCCCCGAGCAGGGGCGCGACGCCGGCGAGGCCGCGCCCCGCTTCGTCCGCACCCCCGCCGACACCGTCGCCGAGCGCGCCGCCCATCTCCGCGCCGGCCGCGACGAACCGCCCGCGCATGTCCCGCAGACGGCCGTCGGCGCCCCGCTGGAACTCTGCGAGCGCGGCCTCGGCACGGTCGACGCCCTGCTCGGCGCCGGACGCGTCGAGGTCGATGTACCCGACCAACTCGCCGATGGTGAGGGACACTTGACACCCCCCACCTGCACCCGTCGGGGCGCACCACTATTCAGTTATGTGTATGCCTCACCTACCGGTGAGTCGTGCGATCTCGTCGGGGTCCGTCACGACGCGGGGCGTTGCCTGCCACGCGCGGGCGAACCGCGACTCGGAGGAGAGGCCGCCGAGCAGGACGACGAACTCACGGACCGTGAGCCGTGCCACGTCGGCGGCAGTGATCTTGTACTCGCGTCGTAGGTCAGCCTCGACGCTGTTCCAGTGGCGGACTACCGCCGACCAGAGCCCCGCCGCTTCTTCGGGCGGGCCTTCGGCTTCGGCCGGGTCGTCGCCGCCGGCGCTTTTCCCTTGGCGGCCTCGCGCCGGTCGTACTCGGCGGCGGCCTGCCCCATGCTGAGGCTGCCCGGGGCGGCGAGGTTGGCGGTCGCCCACATCAGGACAATGCCGAGCTGCCGGTCGTCCATCCCGTTGTCCGACCAGTGCGCGACCGCGTCCGGGCCGAACAAAGGGGCGAGCAGCCGGTGAATGTCCTCCGGGTTGGTGGAGTTCTTGAGCCGGTGAAGCTGGAGCATGTAGAGGGCGGGCAGGGTCGACGGCAGGGTGTACGTCCGCCCGAACAGGCGCAACGACACACCCCGGCGCGGCTGTGCCTGCTCGGCGAAGAACGCATCGAAGTCGGCGACGTCGTCGACGTCCTGGTCGACGTCGAGGGCCTGGTCGTCGTGCTCGATCACGGCGTACCCCCGCTCACGTTCTCGCTGGTCGGGGCGCCGCAGCGCGTGAACGTCGCGCCCCACGTCACCTTGGCGTTGTGCTCGCCGCCCTGCTCGCCGGGCGTGACGGTGCACTCCCACACGGACCACTGAGTCTGTGTCGTGTGGCGGTAGCGCATCCGGCCGCGCGACTCGGCGCCGAACCGGTACGTCCACACGGTGTCGATGTACTCCTGTGCGGCGTCGCGCACGCCTCCGGTCTGGGCATACTGCCCGGTGACCTCCAGCGTTGCGCCCCGCTGCATGATGTCCTGCTCGTAGTAGCCGGCACTGTCGTTGGTGGTGGTGTCCGCGGTCTCTTCGTTCTCCGACGGGGAGTACGACCACTGGTTGAGGTTGTTCAAGCGGAGCCACACGGGGGTTGTCGGGGTCGTGTCCTCGACCTCGAATATCCACCCGCGGGCGTCAAGGGGGCGTCCCATGCGAGGGACCTCCTAGTCGGTGCGGTGGGTGCTGGGGGACGACACGTCGAGCTCGAAATTGACGACGTGCTCGTGACGGCCCTGGGCGTCTGCGCCCAGCGGGCCGGGGGTGGCGCGGGCGGCGGCGAGGATGAGCCACGTTCCGTCGGGGAGTTCGCCGGCGGCGAGGCCGTGCAAGGCGCGGTAGATCGCCCACGCGCGGCGGCGCGAGACGCGCGGGTCCGGGCCCCCGCGTACGCGGACCTGTAGGCGGACGGTGTCGTACGCGTTGCGGGCGTCGGGGGTGCCGGCGTCGTACAGGGACAGGCACACGGCGGCGTCGGGGCTTGCGGGCATCCGCTCGACGAACGTGTCGCCGGTCCGGCCGGTGGGGTCGTAGGTGAGTAGGCCGCGGTCGGCGAGGTACCGGGCGATGCCGTCGGTCGGGTCGAGGTCAGCCACGGAGCGACCTCCGCACCTGCGCGGCGATGATCGCGGCGACGGTGTCGGCTTCCTCGGTGAGGGGCCGTTCGAGGTACTTCGCGGACCTTCCGGCGTCGTGCTGGTAGGTCAGTTCCTCGTGTTGGCGGACGGCGTACGGGGTGTCGAAACTGACGGCGGCCTTCATGGCGGCCTCGTCGACGGTGGCGACGCCCGAGCGTTCGAGGGTCGCCTCCTCGATGGGGACGATCCGGCGGGCCTCGGTGAGCACGTGCTCGGCGGCGAGCCGTAGGCCGCGCACGGCCCCGGTCCGGGTGCCGCGGAGTGCGGCGGCTCCGTTCCAGCGGAGCCGGGAACGCTGCGTCACTCGCACATCACCTCCGCGCAATCCGGGGTCGGCAGTCCTGGCGCGGTGTGCTGGGCGACGCTGATCGCCCGGGTAACTCGGCTGCTGGGAAGGGTGATTCGGGACTCGGGCGGGCAGTCGAGGCCGGGCTCGGCGATGATCTGCGCGGTCGAGGTGACCTCGACGCCCTGGCGGTCGCGGGTGACCTTGTTCGCCTCGGCGACCAGGGCCCGGACCTCGACGGGGTCCCGGTAGGTCGGGCCGTACGCGCTGTCGCCGTCGTACGGCTCGATGCGGACGCGGTGGCGGAGTAGCCACGCGGGGACTCTCAACAGATCACCCCCGGGAGTAGGCCGGCCTGCATGAGGGCGCGGTGTGCACGGGGGGCGAGGTCGAGGCCGCCGGGTGCCTGCGGGGCGTCGCGGCGGTCGCCGAGCGACACGGGGCCGATGGACACCGACCCCCATCGGCCGGCGGCGCCCGTGCCGTCGTCGCCGGTGGCGAGCTGGTACTCGACCTGTGCGCACGTCGCGTCGGCGAGGGCCTGCACGACGGCCGGGTCGGTCGGCATCCCGTCGGCGGTCGTGTCGTAGACGGCGCACATCAGGGCGGCGTCGACGTCGCTCGACGCGCGGGCGAGCAGGCGCTCGGCGTCGGCCGGGGCCGGTGTCCCGGTCCACGCGGCGAGCTGGTCGGGCGTCGCGTAGACACGGGGCACCGTTACTCCTTCGGCGTCTCGGGCTTCGCCGGCGCCTTGCGCTTCGGGGTCTCCTCGACCTCGTAGCCACGCCGGCGGGCGTAGGCGATCACGGCCTCGTCGTTCGTCTCGGCCTCGCCGTCGCGGAAGATCAGGCCGCCGACTCCGGGCCCGCTGAACCCCTCGACGGGGGTACGGATGACGGCCATCACGCGCCCACCACCTTGAGGTTGCGGAAGACGGACGCGGCCTTGGTCGCCTTGAGGACGACGGCGACGGGGCCCATCTCGACCTCGCCGAGCTTGACGGCGCCCGGCGTGGTCAGGTTCGGGAGGTAGCTGTTCACCAGCTGGCCCCCGGCCGTCGCCACACCGTGGAAGCCGTCGAGGCCGGCGCGGTACGCGTAGAGGTCGGTAAGGCCCGTCGCGGCGGTGCCGCCCACGGTCCGGTTCTCCGTCGGGATGATCGGGTCGTTCGATCCGGCCTTCGTGCCGGGGTCGGCGAACACGATCCCGCCGTAGGTCTCGCGCTCGATCGGGCGGCCGTTGTCGCCGATCAGTCCCTCGATCGGGCTGCGGGTGTACATGCCGGCCCGACGGGCGGCGGCGCGCACGCGGGCGAGGGCCTTCGCGTTGCCGAGGATGACGGTCGGCGTGCCGTCGAGCATGGACAGCCACTCATCGAGCGCGTCGAGGGCTCGGTGAACCGCTGCCGGGTTGGTGTCGAAATCTGTCCAGTCGGTGACGACGCCGGCGCGGAACTCCGTCGCCGTTCCCGACAGGGCCTTGTCGAGGCCGTCGAACGAATTCGCGTCGGCGGCCACGTCGCCGTTGATCACGGCGTCCTGGAACTTCGTGGAGGTGGCCTTGATCTTCTGGCTCATGTTCAGGGCGACGGAGCCGGACGCGGCCGGGCCGATGCCGGCGATCACGCGGTCGACCTCGAAGCTTCCGCCGAGTACGGCGAGGTCGACGGTGTACCGCTGGGTGGTGACGTTGCTCGGTGCGTACTCGGTGTTGAGCGCACGGAAAGCGGCGGTCGGCTGGGTGACCAGTCGCCGGTATCCGTAGGTGAGGGTCGACCCGCCTCCGGACGGGTTGACGGCCTGGTCGAACTGGAGGGAATCGAGGATGACGGACGACTTGCGGAACTCGTCGATCACGGCGACGTCGATGTCGTCCTGTGTGTTGTTCTTCGCCTCGGCGAGAGTGATGGGCATGGGGGGTTGCTCCTGTTCAGGCGCCCAGTCGGGCGGCGATGGCGTCGTGCAGCGATCCGGGCTTGCGCTCGGGCGGGGTGGCGGTGCCGAAGTCGGCGCCCCCGCGCGAGGGGCCGGCGGCGAGGTGGGGCTGTGCCTGTACGGCGGCCTGGATGGCGGCGGTCACGGCGGCCGTGTCGGTGGGGTCGACCGCGGCAAGCGCGGTCATGGCGGACTGCGAATCGAGCAGGGCGGCGACGTTGGCGCCGGCGGTCGGCGCGGTGCGCAGTACGGCGGCCTGGATCGCGGCGGTCTTGGCCTGCTCCATCGCGGCCGTGAGCTGCTGCTGTGCCCACTTCGGCAGGCGGGACAGGTCGCCCTCGGCGCCCGGCTCGGGCGCGGTCGGGGCCGGGGCCTGCTCCTTGGCGGCCTCCGCGGCGCGGATACGTTCCTGCGCCCACTCGGGGAGCGCGGACAGGTCGCCCTCGGCGGGCGCCGGCGGCGCGGCCGGGACGGTCGGGGCCGGGGCCGGGGCGGGGGTGGGCGGCGCGGTCGGCGTCGGGGCCGGGGCCGGGGTGGGCGGGCCCGCCGGCGGCGCGGCCGGGGCCGGGGCCGGGGGCGTCGACGGGCCGGTCGACGGGGTCGGGGTCGGGGCGGGCTCGGGCGGCACGGGGGCTCTCCTCGGGGGTGTGCGGGCATACGAAAAGGGCCCGCACGATGGCGGGCCCTTCGGGGTGCTGCGGTGGTCAGGTGGCGTCGACGTCCTGGTCGTCGTCGACGGTGGGCGGGGGGCGGCGGGTCTCGGCGTATCCCCTGATCCATGGCGTTCGCAGGATCGACGTCGGCGGGTACGGGCAGGCGGTCACCGGGTCGCCCCGGCGGCCGGCCTGTCGTCCCGCGACGATGGCGCGGATCACGTCACCTCGCGCGCCCATCGGCTCACCTCTTCCGTTCGTGGTCGAACCGATTCTCGACCGCACGGGCGGCCCAGCGCTGCGTCTGGCCGGTCACCTTCGTGATGAACTCGGCTTGAGTCAAGCGGGGGTTGCTCTCCCACCACTCCCGCAGCTCGTCGGATGCGCGGGCGTAGCCGATGCGGTGCGGGCCAGTGAACAACGACTCGTAGCTGAGTCCCTTGGTGGCGTACTTCTTGTTGAACATGTAGCCGTTGGTCGCCTCCTCGGCGGCCATGATCTGGCGCTGTACCCACTCCCAGTACATTTCCCGGGCCTGGGCGCGGGTGATCCGCTGCTCGGGCTGCGCCTTCTCGCCGGCCTCCTCGGCGGCCTGCTCCTCGCGTTCGGCGAGGCGCTGCCAGTAGGCGGTAGCGGCCTCGCTGTCGCGGAACTCGGCGAACTCCTCGTCGGACAGGGCTTCGATCTGCTCGTCGGTGAGCGCTGCCCAGTCCCGCGGCGCGGTGCTCTCGCCGTCCCCGGCGAGGGCGCCCCACACCAGGGGGTCGGGTAGGGCGCTGATCACCTCGGCGACGGCGTCGCGGTCGGCGAGCATGTCGGCGACGGGGTCGCCCGTCGAGGCCGGCGCGGGGAGCGGGGCCGGATCGGGCCCGTCGCGGCGGTCGAACTCGTCGGCGATCCGCAGTAGCTCGGCCTCGGTCGCGTAGGGCATTGCCCATGCGAGCTGTTCCTCGGTGAGGCCGGACAGGTCGTCGAGCAGGCGCCCGCCGGGGAACACCTGGGCGAGCTGGTCGCGGCGGTGCGCCTCGGCGGCGAGCTGGTCGACGTCGTCCGTGCCGTGCTCGATGGCGTACCGGACGCGGGCGGCGAGGTCGTCGTCGGACAGGCCGACAAGATCCGGCCGGACGCCCGGGAGCTGCGCGGCGCGCTCGCGGCGGTCGATCTCGGCGGCGATCCGCAGCGCGTCGGCGTCGTCGACGTGACCGATCACGCGGCCCAACTCGGCGTCGCCGAACTCGGAGAGGTCGCGGGCGAGGGTCCCGCCCGGCGCGGCGCGGTCGAGCAGGCGGTCGAGGTCGCGGCGGTCGGCCTCGACCTCGATCCGGCGGCGGGCGCGGTCGTCGAGCAGGGTCGAGCGCATGGCGGCGGCGAGGTCGTCGTCGCTCATGGCGCGCACGCCGGCGTCGTCCCCGGACCACACGCGGGCGGCCTCGACCTGCTCGGGCGTCGCCTCGCGGCGCTGCTCGGGGAGGTTCCCGGCGCCGTCCCGCTCGCGCTCGCGGTTGCGGCGCAGGTCGGGGTGTGCGGCGAGGTGGTCGCGCATGTGGCCTTGCCACTGGCGCACCTTGGCGCCGGCGGCGCGCTTGGCCTCCGGGGTGACGGCGGCGGCCTCGCGGCGCTTCCACTTCCTGATGCCGCGCTCGATCTCGCGCTGTCGCTGCCCGGCGGCGTACCCGTCGGGGTCGCTGCTGGCCTGCTCGACGCGGGTCAAGCCGGGTGAGTACATGCTGACGGAGTGCCGACAGTTGGGGTGTTGCAGCCCTGCGGCCCTCGCTTCGTCGAGGCTGCCGGCGACGCGGACGGGGATCATGCGGCCGTCCTCGATGGCGTGCTCGACCTCGACCGTGCGCGCCCCGGCGGGCCCGCTGATCGTCAACACGCGGCCTTCCCACGGGGCACACAGGGGGCACTCGCGCGGGGCATCGGAGACGACGACCAGCTCGACCCCCGCGTCGGCGAGGGTGCGCATGTGCGCTTCGGTCGCGGCCCTCGCCGTCGCGGTCCGTACGGCCATCTCCGCGTATGAGGTGAGCTGCCATCGGCGGCCGGCCTTGTCGACGAACGCCCTGATACCGCGGTCGGCGAACGCCCTCATCGCGTCCTGTGTGGCCTGCCGGCGGGTGCCGATGCCGAGCAGGGGCGTGGCGGCGACGGAGGCGACGACGTCCCGGAAGGTGTCGACGACGGCGCGCAGGATGCTGCGGTGGGTCGCGGTGACGACGTCGACGGCCTCTTGCGCCAACCTGTCGACGGCCTGGGCGTTCGGCACGCGGTCGTCGACCAGGGCGCGGGCGTCGTCAGACAGGGCGCCCAACTCGGCGACCGCGGCGCGGTGCCCCGTGTTGTACGCCTCGGCGACCGCGTCGAACACGTCCAGCTCGACGGCGCGTCCCAGCTCGTCGACAACGGCCTGCGAGGCGCGGCGCACCTGCTGTATGGCGGCGAGCTTGGCCTCGACCCATCCGGGCGCGTCGAGGCCGGCGGCGAGCTGCCGGGCGACGATGCCGAGTAGGCGGTCCTCGGCGCCCGCGTACAGATCGCGGGTCGTCGCGGCGAGGTCTTCGACCATGCCCGGATGAATCGGCACGCGCTCACCCCCTGCTCGTCGTCAGATCAGGGGGTAGGTGTCGCCCGGGTCGGGCGCCGCGGTGCCGGTCTCCCTAAGGATGGCGGCTGCCTCGGCGGCGACGGCTTGGTCGTCCCACTCGGGGTGCAGGATCTTGACCTTGGTCGCGGTGCTGACGGCCTGGGCGCGGTTGAGCAGGTCGAGGGTCGTCGCGGTGTCCATCGGCGATTCGGCAACCCCGTCGGGGAACTCGACCCGTGGGCGCTCCACCTGCACGCGCGTACCGAACTGGGCGGCGTCGAGGGCGAGCAGGGCGGACAGGATGTCGGAAAGACCCTGTTTCCAGTGGCCGGCCTTCTTCCTGCGCGTGGTCATGCTCTTGTCGTCCTCGCTGTCGACCTCGGTCGCGGTGCGGGCCGACCCTCCGCCCTGGTCGAGGCCGAACGCGCGCGCGGCGTATCCGGCGGACTGGGCGGCCTGTCTCATCAGGGCCTCGGCGGTGCGCTGGTGCTCCTCGACTCGGATGTCGAACTGGCTCAACGTGATGCCGCTGGACTCGGTCGGCGGCATGTTGAGCTGTGCGTATACCTCGGCGTCCTCGTCGAACGTCGCTCCCTTGCCGGGCCCGTTGCTGCGCAGGTACCCGTCGGGGACGATCAGGCGCGCGCGGGCGAGGCGGATGTCGCGCATCCAACTCGTCCACGTCTCGTCGAGGCCGTCGAGCTGGTCATAAATCGGCGCGGCGTAGTCGCTGCGGCCCATCGGCGACCCCCGGTGCAGCCGGTTGGGGGTCATGTTCGGGATGTACGCGGCGGTCAACTGCCGTATGCCGGTGAGCGTCGACTCGCCGTCGCGCTCGATGCTGCCGACCAGGCCGGCCGTGTCGGGGTGCTCGGGGAGCGGGACGCGGCGGCCGATGCTGCTCGCGCTGCCCTGGTAGAGGGCGTGCACGATACGGCCGGGCTCGTGCCGCTCGACGTGCCTCCACACCTGCTGTCGGGTGCTGCCCGAAAGTTCCCGCCAGAAGTTGACGGCGGCGAGCATCCCGAACCGGTGCTCGGGGATCGCCTGGTCGGGCTGCACGGCGGTGAGCAGGGGCCGGGCGACTAGCTCGCGGTCCCACGTCGTCCGCAGGAAGATCCCGGACAGGGCGGCGCACTGCTCGGCGGCCGACAGAAGGGTCGACTGTGCGTGTCCGTCGTCGAGTAGCTGGTCGAGGCGGGCCTGTGTCGCGGCGTCCTCGACGACGATCCGCGGCATGTCGGCGAACAGCATGTCGGCGGACGTCTGGGCGATGTCGCCGGCGAACGGCACGTGCAGGCGAGTGTCGCGGCCGACACGGTGCGCGGTGCTGCGGCGGGACCACAGGCGCCGGCGCGGTGCGGCCTTCTCCTCGCGGCCGTAGATCCGGGCGAGCTTGCCCCGGTCCCCGGAGTACCAAGCGTCGTCGAGGGCGATCCGGTCGTAGTAGGCGGCCCACTCGGGCGGCGGCCACGTCGCCCCGTTCTCGGGCAGGCTCACGACGTGTTCACCTCCTCGGCGGCCGGTATGCGCACATCGGCCGTCAGTACCTCGTCGCCGTGCCGGATGCGCCGGCCTTCGCGGTCGAGGACATACAGGGAGGCGGTCACTCCGTCGCCCTGGTCCACGGTGACGCTCTGAACCAGGGCGGGCGGCAGGCCAAGGGCCCGTAGCGCGGTGCGCCGCTGGTCGGTCGTGATGTGGGTCGGCAGGCTGGTCATGCTCGCCGTCACCTCCTGGTCGTGCTGGCGGGGCGGGCGGTGAGCAGGTGGCGCCACTCGTGCGACGTCGAGTGGATCGCGTAGCGGAGCGCATCGCACGAGTGGTCGTTGATCTTGAGGGGGGCGTCCTCGCCGCGGAGTGTGGCGGCCGGGTCCCACGAATAGCCGGGCAGTTCGCCGAGCAACCCCTCGCACGACTGGTGTACGAGCAGGCGGTCGGCGGCGAGCAGGCTTGCGACGCTGCGGATTCCGTCGGCGACGGTGTTGTCGGCGCGGGCGACTCCGGGGTGTCCGTCCTGCCAAAGCTGGGTGCTGAACGACTTGGCGCTCGGGTCGACGAACGTCCACTCGGGTGTGATGCCGAGGCCGGCGAGCCACGCCCGGATAGCGGCGCTGTACTGGTAGTCGGTCATGGCGCGGTGCGTGGCGCGGCCGTCGTACCGCCACTCTGCGCACGCGTACAGGCGGTCGTCGGTGCCGATGCCGAGCAGGACGGCGGAGAACGGATTCGTCGTCCCGTGGTCGATCCCCAAGACGTGCCGGCGCATCTCGGGCAGGGTGTCGACGACGTGCCGGGCCTCGTCCCAATCGGCGTAGATCGCACCTTCGGCGACGACCCATGCGCCGTCGATCATGCGCCGGCGCCATAGGCCGGTGTACTCCGCGTGTAGCGATGCGATGTACTCGGCCGACAGGCTCGGATTGTCCGCAAGGCGGAAGTGCCACTCGCGCATGTCCAGCTCGTCGAGCCGGTCGAGGTACTGCGTCCGGAGCCAGTGCCGGGGCGAGTCGGGGTTCGTGGTCGCGTACAGCCTCGCCCCGGGCACGGACAGGCGGGCGAGTAGCTGCGTCCACATCGCCTCGGGCATGAGGGTTGCCTCGTCGACGTAGGCGAGCTGGGCGGTAAGGCCACGTAGGCGGCCCTCGGCCCGTGCGTCGGCGGCGCCGATCAGGTGCACGACGCGACCAAGGATCGTCGCCGTGGTCGCCCCGCGGGTGTGCACGATGTGCCGGGCGAGGGGCCCGAACAAAGCGCGATCTTGCAGGGGTTCGAGCACGTTGCGTTCGATCGTTTGCAGGCTGCGCCCGACAACGATGATCAGTCCGGACGGGCCCGCGGTGGCGACGGCGATCACGAAAGCGAGCAGGCTCGCAACGGTCTTGCCCGACCTGACGCTTCCGTGCCACAAGTTGATGCGGGCGGTCGCCTGCCCGATCGACAAGAGCTGTTTGCGGGACAGGGGCAGGCGGTTGAGGTCGAGCAC